CACTTGTTCTATAGGGTTTTCTGGGAAGCGCTGAGGAGAGTTAGTGATAAAAAGGCCGGTGTGGCAGAACGGTATACGCGCTTGTCTCAAAAACAAGGACACCTGTTCTAACCGCTCTACAAGCTGACTTACAGCACTACTTCCCACGAAATTGCCTTGTGGGGGTATGTATGGATATCAGTAGCGCTATTGACGATTATCTTGCCTCAAAACAGAACAGCATCACTCACGATACCTACGAGTGGTATCATATCTATCTTCAAGCTTTCTCAGCCTGGTGTGAGGCTCAGCATCTGCAAGAGCTTTCGGCAATTACTCCTACCCACGTGCAGCAGTTTGTAGCGGCTGCCAGAACGCATAACAGCCATACGAGACGAGCAAGAGCCCAAATTGTGAAAGGGTTTTTGTCCTGGTGTGCTGCTGACCCAGAAGATTTGGGCGTTCGAGAAAAGATGGTTGCGCGTATCCAGATGCCCCGGCTGGTCCGTTCTGACGTGTCCATTTTCAGCAATGAAGACATCTCCGCGCTTTTCAGAGCCTGCGACAAAACAAATCATCCCCATCGAAATCGTGCTATTTTACATGTCCTGCTGGATACTGGCATTAGAGCCTCCGAGCTTTGCTATGATGGCGATAGGCCAGAAGAGGAAACCGGCTTGAGGATGGAAAATGTGATCCTGGGCCATGCAGGGGATAGTTTTGTTCGGATTATGGGCAAAGGGCGGAAGGTCAGAACAGTTGGCCTGGGCGAAGCAACGCAGATCGCACTACGGCGTTATCTGAATAGAGAACGTGGCCGTGCATCGGATAATGCTTTTGTGTTTCTCAATCGTAGCAGCGAGCCGCTTTCAGTTCGTATGCTCCAGCAGCTTCTGAGACATCTAGGCGAGCTGGCTCAAGTGAAGGATACTCATGCACACAGGTTCCGTCATACTTTTGCTATTCATCACCTGCTGAATGGAACGTCTGCTATGGTGCTCATGCAACTGTTAGGTCATACGAGCCTGGAAGCCACAAAGATTTATACTCGTGCTCTGACTGAGATGCAAGCAAGGAAGTCTGCTAGCAGCGTGGTAGATCGAATGAAGGGCAAGCGTACTCGATAATTTGTAGTTTGGAGAATTTGTAGGCTGGGCGCTTGCAGTGAAGCTCAAATCAACACTGCAAGCTAAACCAACAAAACGGATTGGACCCGTATTGCTGATCTATTCTCCATAACGATTCAGCAATACCTAGTGAACAGGATATTGCTATGCAACGGCGCGATGTGTTGCTTGCTTTTTGCGTGGGGCTGCCGATCTTAGCTCTGGCGCTTTATCTGATCATCTCGACTTTGCCGTACATGTCAATCATCGGCAAAGCGGTAACAGGTTTTCTGATAGTCGTTTTAGGATGCTTATCTTTGCTGGCTTTGGCTAGCACCTGGCATCTCATTGGTATTCTGAGAGCTCATAAGCGCCGTAAGGTCTTGAATAGTCGGGTTATTGTCTCAGGCGACGTGGTTGTGTTGGCAAGGACTGATGGGACGTATTCACATTTATCGGCTGAGCATGAAGCGGCTAAGCTACTGCCAGCCCCGAGACTTGAGCTAACTGAGTCAGATCAGAATAGCTATTCACCAAATGACCTTGAAATACTGGCTCTGGTGAGTCAAGGCAAGTCACAAGCTGATGTAGCGAAAGCTTGCAATTCGAATCAAACCTATGTCAGTAGGCTTGTTCGGCGCTATAAAGCGCAACATAACATGGTTGATTAGTGACTGACTAATGAGTGTTTATCGTGCTCAAAATTGGGCAAGTCGTATGACTGACTTACGGATTTGCCTACATCCATACATCACATCCAGTAGGGGGATAGTATGCAGGAACCTATTAAACATCCCAGGTTCAAATCGTTTGTATCGCTTAATTGGTACGACGGTCTTATCTCATTCTTGTTTCGTTTTGTGGCCAAGACGAGTGAGCCACTGCTAGCGGTTGGAGTCATTGTTTCAGCAGCCGATTTTTTGCAAAAAGGCCAGTTGATGAGTCATAATCCAACGTTGGCCAGTGCCTGGGCATGGACTCAAGCGTTAGCCATTGAAGCCTCGACGGGCCCGGTGTTAGTATTTGCGCTCCAGGCGTTCAGAGCAGGCGACAAAGTAAAGGGTGTATTGTATGCGGTTCTGGCTGCGTTGCTCTTTATCGTAGGTGGGGCAATGCTCTTACTTCAGTTAGTGAGCAATGCGGGCGGGATCTCTGAAGCGAACATTAATCATGACCTGCTTTATACCTTGTTCGTCTTGCGGGTCATTGTTGCCTCGGGCATGGTTGCTTTGTCCTGCACCAAACATATGCGTTTCAGTGGCGAGGTGAGTGTTTCATCTGATGTTTCACCTGTTTCAGCGTCATCAATCAGTGAGGAAACTATGCAGGTCATTCTGGCGAAACTGGCGAAACTGGATGACTTGGAAAAGTATGTCACAGGGGAGATGCCTCGGGTGGTGATATCCGAACAGATGCCAGTGAAACAGCTACCTGAAACAGTTGAAACGCCAGATGAAACACCTGAAGCATTTCAGGAAGATCCTAGCCTGGGAGCTTTGATAGCTGCCTTACTTGCTCAAAATTCTGATCTTTCATCTCGCAAAATCGCAGAGCTTTTAGCCCGTCCACATACGACGGTGTACCGGCAATTTGTAAAAGTGAAACAGCAGGTGAAACAGGACGTTTCACCTGAAACACTGGCCTAACCCCTTGCAAGGAAGTGAGAGACATGAAATGGTTGTTTCAACGTTTTAAGGAAGATTTGTATTACTGGTGTGCGCGCTGTAAAGGCTGGTATCATATTAGCCACTTTCCGCATTGAAAAGGAAGGAAGATGTATGAAGAAGAGAAAAAGCCAGCAGATTGAGAAGCTAGCTCACAAATTATCATGGGAGTGGATGCAGGATGCTATTGCCCATGGCTGTGATCCTGCTAAAATTATTGTCTCCTGGAAGGATGTGCATCCTTTCTGGAAAAGGTTTTTCAGGCGTCGTGCTGCCCAAATGATTGAAATGCAGAGCTAACCCGGCTCTGCATTCTCTTTTCTGCTTTCAACCAATTCCCTTATATCCACCTCCAGTGCCATAGCTAGCTTGTCTAATGTTTCAATGGTGATCACGGCTCCTGTAGGGTCCTTATAAATCTTCTTCAACGTTCTCAAATCAATATCTGCTTTCCTGCACAATTTCCTCTGACTCAGGTGCTTTTCAAGAGCAATTCCCTTTACTTTCAAGCGGTACATGCATGCCTCTTTTTGAGGCAGCATAGCAACTAAGCTGTTTCACAACGAGAGTGGTGTTGATGTCCTGTCTGAATTGACAGGTTCAGATGACTAGATACCTGTACATCTCTACAGGTTTCGTGCTATACTTCCAGCAGACAGAGTTGATGTAGCTGTCTGATCGGAACTACTTTGCTTGCTGTCCAGCCCTCGCACTCATTAAGTCTGTCTGAACAGATTCAGGCAGAGAAGGCCCGGCGCTCGTTTACGCTGTTTGTAAAGGAAGCCTGGCCAGAGATAGAGCCAGGCACACCGCTTGTGTGGAACTGGCACATGGATGCTATGTGCATCCACCTTCAAGCTGTCTTCTTCAGAGAGATTACCCGCTGCGTTATTTCCATAGCTCCAGGTCATACCAAATCCACTATTGTCTCTGTCGCTTTCCCTGTTTGGTGTTGGATAAATGAACCACGCGATAGATGGTTGTGTGCTTCTCACTCGCTAGACTTGTCCATACGCGACAATCGCAACCGTCGCCGCTTGATTGAATCCGAATGGTTTCAAGCACGCTATGGACATGTTTTTCAAATGGCTGGTGATCAGAACGTCAAATCATTTTTTGAGAACAATCACAAAGGCTATCAGATCGCTGGAGCAGTACGCAGTTCAGTTACCGGCAAGCGCGGAACACATCTCTTGATTGACGATCCGCATAATGCGATGGAAGGGGAAGCCAATCGGAAAGCCGCTATAGAGTGGTTTGGCAAGACGTGGGTATCCAGGCTCAACGATCAAAAGCGCGGGCCAATGGTCATTGTTGGCCAGCGACTACACGAGCAGGACCTGATAGGGCATATCTTAGAGCTAGGCGGTTGGCAGCATCTGAACTTGCCGGAAGAGTTTGAACCGACAAAACGTTGTGTGACTTCTATTGGCTGGGCAGATCCGCGTACAACAGAAGGTGAACTTTTATGGCCTGAGAAATTCAGCAGAGAGACGCTCGACAAGCTGAAGTTTGACCTTGGGCCGCTGGATTATGCAGCACAGTACCAGCAGCTTCCGGTACCGGCTGGCGGCTACATCTTCAAGCAAGAGAACGAGCGATTTTTTACTGAGGATGAAGATAGCTATTTGCTGGAAACCCCAGCCGGTATAAAGCCAGTGCTTAAAGCCGATTGCTGGACATTCAGCACGATGGACCCGGCTATCAGTTCAAAGCAAACTGCTGACTATAGTGTGATCGAGACGTGGGCCGTTACTCCTGCAAGGGATTTGCTTTTATTAGACCTCCGGCGAGGCCATTGGTCGCATGCTGAGCAACAAAAGCAAGTGCGGTTGGTCTACCTTCAATACGATCCTGATTATTTTTCGATTGAAAGCGTGGCGTACCAATTAGCAATTATTCAAGATTTGCTCATAGAAGGCATCCCTTGCAGGGAATATAGACCCACGAAAGATAAGGTTTCTAGGGCTTCGGGTGCTGGTGTATGGCATGCGAATGGTAAAGCATATTGGCGTAAGGGCGCTCACTGGCTGCCAGCCTTTCAAGCTGAGATTTACGGCTTCCCTAAAGCGCCGCATGATGACCAGGTTGATCCTTTATCAATGGCGGCTGATATTATTCGTGCTCATGGGCCGCTCTCAGATGACGAAGGCTATGATGACACGATTTATCTGTATGAAGAAGCTAAAGAGTTTGAGCCAGAAGAAGAGCAACCATCGCCAGTGGCCAGGCTGCTTGAAGCGCAAAAGCAAAATGCAGAGAAGCTGCAAGCCTGGCTTGACGAGCAAAAGAATCCGTTCGCCTATGCAGACAAAATAAACGTTTGGGGGCGCGACGATGGGGATAATTAGCGCCACGCTTGCCCGTCTGGGCTACGAGAAGAAAAATAACCCGGCGTTTATGCAATTCGCTGATTATGCTCAGCTTCCCCAGCCAATCCAGATGCAAGCCAATCCCAAAGCGTTCATGAAAGAAGGCTATAGGCGCAATGATACTGTCCACAAGTGTGTTTCTTATATTGCACGCAATGCGGCGGGAGTACGTTTAGCGCTCTATACTGATGCCACAAAAAAAAGAGAGATAGAATCTCATCCTCTGCTGGACCTGCTGAATACTCCCAACAAGGATATGAGTGGCAATGATTTTGTCGAGTCAGTCTCTGCGTATACTTTGCTGACAGGCAATTCGTATCAATATGCGCTCCGGGTTGCTAAAAACGGACCTCCTGAAGAGCTCTGGTCGCTTTCCCCAGCGCTAATTGATATTGTTCCCTATCCTCTTGGCATTTTGCGCTATGACTACAGAATTAAATCTTCGCCAGTGGCATTTGAGCCTGAATTAATAGGGCATACAAAATTCTGGAATCCAAGCGCCGGCTCCCCATCTGAAGATTTATATGGCTTATCACCAATTGAAGTGATTGGGATCATGGTTGACATCAATCTTGCTTACAGGAAGTGGAACCTGGCGCTGACGCAGAACTACGCGCAACCCCCGGGCGCATGGACAACGCCCGCGCTACTGGGCAAGAAAGAGCGTGAAGCCTTAGAGCATCAAGTCAATCAGAAATACCAGGGCTTCAAGAACGCGGGCAAGGCTCCAGTGCTGGATGGGGGATTGAAGTTTGAAAGCTATGCCGTTCCCCCTGCCCAAATGGCTTTTCTGGAAGGCCAGGGGTATAACTCAGTGAGCATTGCCAATATTTATAATCTTGCTCCCCAGGTTGTTGGGGACACCTCGTCCAGCACCTATGATAATTTTGAGCAAGCTGTCTATGGCTCGTACACTGAGGCTATATTCCCTTTGCTGGATAAGGTAACAGGCACATGGCGCCGCTGGCTTATGCCCATGTATCCAGACCTCAAAAAAGCGTATTTGGGCTACGACAAAACCTCAGTTGAAACTATCCAGAAAATCATGCAGGCGCAAGAGTCTGCGAAAGCTGAACGCTGGACGAAGATATGGTTAGCGGGCGGTTGCACACTTTCCAGATATCAGGAAGAAACGGGCCAGGAACCGGACCCACAGGGGAATGTCTATCGCATAAAAGATACATTGGTCCCGGCTGAGAAGCTGACTGAATACGCTGAAGCCAATATGACGAAGCCAACTCCCCAACCTTTTGATAATTCAGGAGGGAATAATCTCAATGACGGCAAGCCACAACCAGGCAAAAAAGGACAGACAGGCAAGCGGACAAAGCAAACCTATGAGCATAAAGCGCTTGACTTGTCCACCGCTGAGCAAAAAGCCGCATATCTTGAATCGATGGAGACTGGCCGTGAGCGCTGGCAAGCAGAAGCGCAAAAGCGCTTAGAAGCCTTTTTTGACAACGAACGAATAGCGCTTTCTGCTGTTATTGATCAATCAGCAATTCCCAGCATTGCCGAAAATCGCATAGAAACAGCCCTGGAGCAGCAACAACCCCACTTGCAGGATTTGATCAAGACACTATATCAGGATGTTGGGGCTGATATTGGGGGTGAGGTCGCTAAAGCGTTTGAGGATGCCAAATCCTACTATCCTCTTGCACGGAAGAAGCTTTCAATTTCTGACAAGGCGGTTCAGTACCTGCTAGATCTGGCAGGCGAGAAAGTCAAATACATCACTTCAACCATTTTAGATATGCTCAGAGACGCACTTGCTGAAGGTGTAAATCTGGGGGAATCGATACCAAAGCTGGCTAAGCGGATAGATGCGTTCTACCTTGATGAAATTATTCCAAACAGGTCAGAAGTCATAGCCAGAACTGAAGTTATAGGCGCTAGTAATTGGGCATCAATGGAAGCGGCTGATCAAAGTGGCTTAACGCTCAATAAAGAATGGCTGGCAGCACATGACAGTAGGACACGGCCTGACCATGCAGAAGCTGATGGGCAAAAGGTTGCAATGGATGAGCCGTTCAATGTTGGGGGATACGAGATGGACTACCCAGGCGCGTTAGGCGCTCCGGCTTCTGAAGTTTGCAATTGTCGCTGCACAGTTATATTTGAGCGTGTAAAAGCTGGGAGCAAGCCAACAGAGGAGCCTATTGATTTAGAGAAAATGCGCCCCAGGGACGCTTTTAGAGCATTTACACGGAGGTATGCATGACCTGTATTGTAGGACTGGCAGACGAAGGCAAGGTATACATTGGCGCTGATAGTGCGGGTACTGCTGGTTGGTCGCTTACTATTCGCAAGGATAGCAAGCTCTGCCGCAATGGTGATTTTCTGATTGGCGGGACATCTTCATTTCGGATGATTCAGTTGCTTAAATACGCTTTTACACCGCCAATATATGACTCTGAGCGAGACAAGGACATTGAGCGTTTCATGGCAACTACCTTTGTTGATGCAGTACGCCAGTGCTTCAAGGATGGTGGTTTCGCGACAAAGGACAAAGAGCAAGAGGCTGGCGGGCATTTCCTTGTTGGCTATGCTGGACGACTTTTCCATATCGAAAGTGATTATCAGATAGGTGAGTCTGTCGATGGCTATGATGCAACCGGATGCGGATCAGACGTTGCTCTTGGTATTCTCTACGCTACACCCGATGTTCAGGCAAAGAAGCGCGTTCAACTGGCTTTGCGTGGCTCAGAACATCATAATGCAGGCGTGAGAGGCCCATTCTCTATAGAGATATTGGAGGTACGCGATGAGCCGGGAATATAAAACCTTTCAATTTCAGCTGAAAGCATCGAATGATGAAGAAGGCATGATAGAAGGCTATTTATCAGTATTTAACAATGTGGATTTGGGTAACGACCGGGTGATGAAGGGTGCATTCAAGCAAACGTTGAAGCTGCACAAGTCCAGCGCTCAGAAGAATAACATCGCCTATATTTTCCCGATGTTATGGCAGCATGACCCGAATCAGCCCATAGGTGGGGTGACTGATGCGCGGGAGGATGATTATGGCCTGTTCACCAAAGCGCAATTTGACCTGGATACCCAGCGGGGCAAGGAAGCATATTCAGGCTATAAAAAAGGCTACCTCAATCAGCTTTCAATAGGCTATGACGTGATCCGCAAGTCCTACGACGACAAAGGCGTGAGAAACCTGGAAGAATTGCGCCTATGGGAGCAAAGCACTGTCACCTTTGCCATGAATGAAGAGGCTCTGGTGACGGGCGTGAAAGCAGGAAACAAGAAAACTATGGACAAGAAAGATTTCAATGATGAGTACCGGCAGCGTCAGATTTCCTCCTGGCAAGATGATTTCTGGAATCTGATGTATGCGCTACGTTCGGCGGTCATGGATGCATTCGATGTTGGGGACTCTCCAATGGAAGATGCCATGTCCGCTATCAACGGCTCAGACGATAGCCCCGGCTTCCTTCAAGCACTGCAAGAACACGTTCAGCGTGGGATAGACCTGGACTATTCAAACTATCTCGACGCCCTACAGCAAGAGTCAGGGCGGGATTATTACGGCATTATGAGCCGCCACAACACCCTTGCAAGGAAGTCTGGCAGGGCCATTAGTCAGGCTAATTCAGACATCATTCAATCTCACATAGATAATCTTCGCACGTTAGCGAACGATCACAAGAAAGCATTGCACTCAGCAGCCGATGACCTTGCGACCGTATTGCAAGGTAGCGAGCCTGCATATACCACTGACCACGGGACACCGGAAAAATCCAGGCCGTCTGATCAACACCTGGGGAAGAATCAGCCATCTTCTGCTGATACTGATTTGGAAACGGCAATGTCGCAATTGGTCGCCATTCGAACATTGAAACCTTAATTCACTTTTGAAAAGGAAAGGCCAATTATGCCGATTGAACTGAAAGATATCATGACGGAGGTTCAGACGACCTATTCTCAACTGAGAAGCAAGGTTGATGACCTCGATAAAGAACAAAAGCGTATCAACGAGCAGCTTGTGTCGACCGGCGCGAAAGTGCCTGCTGAATTTCAAGCTATGTTCGACGCGCAAAATAAGCGGATAGACGAGCTGCTTGACAAGATCAAGGAAGCGCAGATCGAGACGAAGCGGCAGGCCATCTTCGGCTACGATTCCCCTGAAGTCAAGAAACAGAGCGAGGGCACCAAAGCTTTCCTGAAGATGCTACGAGGGCAACGCACTGATAATGGTGGGGCGCTTCGTTGGGATCACCTGGACCCTGAAGATTTCAAACACATCAGCTACAAGCATATGCCTGAAGAGCGCAAGGCTTTGTACGCTGGAGATGCGGTCACCGGTGGATTTTTCGCCAGTGTGGACTTCCAGAACGATTTGAAAGCCTATCAGATCCTGATCAGCCCTATGCGTCAGGTTGCCCAGGTCATCCCCACCTCGGGCGAAAAAGTGGAATTTCCCAATCTGCTCAATGACACATCAGCCTACTACGCGACAGAGCAAGCGACGTTTGTACAGTCGGGCGATCCGACGCTTGGCATGCTGAATATTCCCGTGCATGAGATGCGCGGATTTATCCAGCTTTCCCAGCAAAACATGGAAGACTCTATGTTCCCCCTGGAGAACTTCTTGAAGGAGCGTTTAGCGCTGAAGTTTGCCCAGCGGGAAGGGACGGCATTTATTAGGGGCAATGGCAACGGCCAGCCGCGTGGGCTCATGGTGTATAGCCCGACAACGACAGCGCAGGCATGGAATGCGACAGCAACCCCGACCGGCAAGCAGACGGGGCTCACCTACATTCCGTATGTGCCAACTGGTGCAGCGGCTGATTTCAATACAGCGGCGACCCAGGGCGACTGTTTTATTCAAGCGATGCAGGAC